TTTTCTAATATGTCTTGGAAAGAGTTGCCTCAATCCATTTGCAAAATTACAAAAAAGCCGCAATAAATCATCTCAATACAGGCGAATTATTACGACCTATTCATTGAAATAGAATATCCTGACTTTATAGTCTTAATCCTTTTTTTCGCTTCTTCTTCCTGCGCAACATTTCCGCCATCTCCAGATTGGCTTCCGCATCGGTGGCGTTACAGGATGAACCGTGACCGTTTAGCAATCCTAATGAACCGCTGACAAGTTCACCTCTTGCTGTATCGGAAGTTGCGTTTGGCGTATCTGTTGTACAGACTTTCGGTATCAGATTCATACGTTCCCCATACCTGTTGCGCTGTAAGGCAGCATCAATCGTGGGATAACTGAAACGCCTGTCCACCTTGGAGCCGTTGAAATGGTAGCCATTCTTGGAGAATACCACACCCTGTATTTCGTCCGTCTGTCCTCTGTGACTGAAATGCACTTCCGCTCCTTGCCGTTTCAGATTGGCGACAAGCACGTTCCAGTTTCCACATCTGCCGACCTCCGTTTTAAGGATGTCGTAAAGCTCGTACTTTGTCTTATCCGGCTCTTTCAGTCGGTTACGTTTGACATTCTCCTTGCCGTTTGCCATGTGCAAGCCGTATTTCAAGGTAAGTTCCTTGCAGATACGGGTGTTGCGTAGACGCTCGTGCTTGTCGGATATGGTATTGCCGTTGTTGTCTATGCGGTTGAAGGCGATATGCACGTGCGGATGCTCCTTGTCGAAGTGCCGAGCAATGAAGAACTGAGTGTTCCGTATGCCCATCCGTTCCATATATTCAAGGGCGATACCAGCCATAGTACGATTCGTCAAACGTGGTTCATCCTCTTTTGAGAAACTCAATGCGATATGTCCGACAGGCTTCGCCACCTTGTCGTTTACCCGTGACTGGGCATTGAAACTCATGGCAATGGTTTCTTTGTCCTCCATGAACAAGCCCTCGTATGCGACAACTTGGGCATTTTTGTTCTTGTCAAGGATATAATCCACCACACCCTTAAAGTCGCTTCCCTTTACGATTTTCGCCATCATATACCTATCTTGGTTAAGAGTTCGTGAATCCTTGCTACCGCCACCTTGCAGTCCCACCTTTCATCGTGAAAGCCTCCGGCGTTTGCCTTGTGCGCAAGCTGGTTGAGATTGTTCGCCATACCACAGAGCTGGCGGATGTATCCAGCGTGTTCCTCCGACAGCCGTTCTTTCACATGACCGTTGCAGAAACATTCCCTCATATATTCACTTGGTGATACTCCAGCCTCATGCGCCCGTGTCAGCAGACGGTAGTAGTCGGCTGTCGCCATCTTCACCGCGACACGGTATTTCAATTTCTCGGTCGCTTCTTTCTTGGGGCGACCTCCCTTGTTACGTTCCTTGTTCTGTTCCATATTTCACTTCTTTTAATTCTGTTACTGATTATACTGTATAGACCAACGGGATTCCTCCTTCCGAAACTTTGGAAGTGGGTAGCAAGCGGTTTCGGTACACTCGAAACACAAACTTGCTACCTCCCAATCCTTCATGGATAAGTTTTGAGCATCTCCTGTTTTTCTTGTTCGGAATGTCATAATCCTAACCCTTTCCTCTTGGGTTTTACGATGGCTCGTGGAGGCGGATTTACAACTAAATTCTGCCGCTTATCACACAGGAAATCGTTCAGGTCTTTATGCCCGTTGTAGTTGTCGGAGAAGTCTCGGATACGTCCGCTGAACTCTCTTGCCAAATCCAAGTATGCATTTCTTCCTGCCTCGTCATTGTCAAGCAGGCAGTGGATGCGCTCGTACCCGTGCAGCACATCTATGGTTTTGGAAACATTGGCAACCGAATTGAGGATGACATAATCCTGCCCGTCAAGGTCAGGCATGGTCGGGCAGTTCTTCATCCGCAACGTGAGGAATGACAGGTAGTCCATCATACCTTCGAACACGAGACATTTCTCTCTCGGTTCTCCCTGCTGACGGATGTGGCTGATGTCCTTAGGTGCAATGCAGCCCTTGAAGAATCGGTTGCGCACTTCATATCCTCCTGCCACATTCGGGAAGCCGATGGCGAAGTAAGGCTTGTCGTTATGGATGAAGTGCAGTTCCTTACATTCCAATCTTGCCAAACCTGTGTTTATGCCCCTTTCCTGCAAGTAGCGGAGCAACGCAGGATGGGTAAGTTCTCCTACCTCCAACTGTTGGAAACTCGGTTCAAATGACTGCTGGCGAAAAGAGAAAGATACGGGACGGATGTGCGGTACTCGCTCCGCTATCTTGTTTAGCAGATAAGGTACATAGTCGGTTGCGTATAGTTCCTCTGCCAACGCAATGATGTTACCGCCTTTGCCAAGCCCGTAATCGAACCACAGGTTGCGGTCGGTGTTCACCTTGAACGAGGCTTCCGTTTCCTCCCGGAACGGGGATTTATACCAAAGGCTGTTGCCTTGTTGTTTGATGGGCGAGTAGCCCAAACTTTGCAGATAGTCTGCAATGCGAATGTTCTTTACTTCTTGTATGTTCATATTTCTATGGTTTGATGATAATTGTAAAACCGATGAATTGATGAATGCGTATGCCAAACTATTGGATGGCAACCTTATACGTTCTCATCATTGTTTCATCAAAGCACTTACCAAAAGAGAAAATCATCATCTGCCTTATTAGGCATGGTCTGTCTGACCTGTTTTCTCTCTTCATCAGTAAGTTGTATTTGATGAATGTTTGATGAGGATGCAAACCTTTATCTATCAGTGTAGTTATATATCTATTCATCATTTCATCAAAATAATCAGAGCGCTGCCAATTGTTCTCTTGTTATGGTATAGAACCGTCCTATCCTCCGTATGGGAGAGTAGCGGCATTCTCGGGTATAGTCCACTTGATAGGTGGAGTAGGTAAGTGTATTCGGTGCAGGAGTTAGTTTCCAACATTCCTGCAAAACCTTACGTACTTGATGCTTCTCCACCTTTACCTGCGAGTGTATCAGCAAAAGAAGAAGGTCGTTGTAGCAGAAAGAGAAAGTATCCGTACCTATACTGTCCATGATGTCAAGGATAAGTTCGTGCATCTCTATCTCCAATCGGTTGCGGTTGCAGCGGACAATCTTCTGCAAGGCTTCGGTATGCAGTAATGATGGAGCAAACCACATACGGCTTTCCTTTTCGGTGGAAAGTTGTCTGTGTTGCAGGAAATGCAGAAAGGCAGGTATTTCCGTTTTCAGTTTTTGCAGGAAGTCGGTATCATCGGACTGCAAGCGGTCTATCTTGCGCACCCAATAGCGTGTTTCCCCTGCATCTATGATTACGGGTAGATACTCGTTGTTGGAGCATAGCACGAACTTGGCAAAGAATGCTATCTCGTCACGATCTTTGCCTTTGGCTTCCACCTTGTAGGAAAGTGTGGTACTGAGGTTCTTCAATCTCTCGCTGTCCTCCCTGCGGTTGAGCAGCACCTCATCCACCACGATAAGGAGTTTGCCCGCCCAATCGGAATTGAACTGGCTGCGGAAATCCTCGTTGGTGTTGAACGTGACATTGTTCTGAAAGAGGGTTTTCAGGAAGTTGAGAAACGTACTCTTGCCTGTATTCCGTTCTTCTGACACCAGTAGCAGGATAGGTAGTTTTTGTACGGGTTGCAGATAGAGCAGTTGCAGATAGTCCATTCCCAACTCATATTGCTCCCCGAAGATGTGCCTTACCAAAGATTGGATATGCGAGAAGTCCCCCTCTTTTGGTTGGTGGTCTATCGGTTCATAGAGGTTAAGGAACTTACCGACCACGGGACGGTAGCCGATGTGTTCGGGTACGGTGCAGAAACCGTCATACTTGGGTACACTGCCGATGTAGTCCTTGCCATAGTCTTGACGCAGGGTCTCGTTGTTCCACGGGATGCGTTTCTTTACATAGCCTCCGTTCAGACGTGGCTGGTTCACTAACTTGTAGAGTGTTGTACCGACCCGGATAAACTCCTCCTTTTCATTTTTTGTCGTTTTCATTTACATTTCGCTTAAATCGTTAATAACTAACCGTGTGCAAAGCTACGGCAACTCACGCAAAAGCCTGATAAGCAAATCACAGCAGAACGGCGCAAAATTTACATGGAATGAAAAACTTGCTGCGAATTGCACAGGAAATAGGCAATGAGCATATAAAACAAACCCGAAAAGGCATCCGTTATAGGGCTGCTTCTTCGGGTTTTTGTTGGTAAAACGTATTATTGGTAAAACGGTAATACGTTTGTTCAACTGAATACTAATACATTTTATCGGCAGTATGTTTTATCAGCAATCAATTGACAGATAAAGATTTGTCGGTTTCATGATTTCATGTCGCCACATTGTTAGATTCTATGCCTGATAATTAGATGCTTTTGCTCCGTTACTGCTCAGCGAAAAGAAGAAGACTGTTTTCTCTTTTCGCAAGTACAACCTTTCAAGGATGGCATTGCGCATCCGTTCCGCACCGAAACCATTGATGCGGAAAGCAAGTGCAACTATCATCGGAAGATTGAATACATCTGCATGATAGCCGTTCTCCAATCGAATATACTTATGAACCTCGTATTCTTTTAATGCGCCACTCTTGTATATGGCTCTGATGGCAGCACGAAGTGTTGGAGCGGTTATCCCAAACAGTTCCACAAGTTCCGGTTCGCTCATCCAAATATCGGTGGTATTGTTCGGCATGATAATGTTGCCGGATTCACCTATTGTTATGATGCTTCTTTCCATATTCATGCCATTGTTATACCGTTAAATGTTTTACTCAATCTATCACCGAGCATGGTCAGATCGTTGTCAAGTTTCTGCGTGGTAATCTTCGCATAAATTTGAGTTGTGACAATGTTCGTATGTCCCAATACACGGCTTACGCTCTCAATGGGCATACCCATACTCAAAGCAAGGGTGGCAAATCCATGTCTTGCACAATGAAATGATATGTCCTTTGTTATACCACACTCCTTCATCACTTTTTTCAGTGGCTTGCAAATAGACCAATAGTTGAGATTTGGAAATACAAGATTGTCCTCTTGATTGGTCTCGTAACGCTTGATTATCTGTAAAGGAATATCAAGAAGTTTCACCTGGAACGGGACATTGGTCTTGTGACGCTTGCCGATAATCCATTTCTCGCCGTTCACTTCCACGATGTTATCTTTAGACAACTCCTTGATATCCACAAAAGAGAGGGCGGTGAAACTGGCAAATACAAAGATATCACGGATATAAGATAACTTGGCATCGTTGAACTCATGTGTCATCAACGCCTTCAGTTCATCTTCCGTCAGGTACTCACGCTCCTTTACATTCGGGCTGATATGGAATTGGGCAAACGGATTTCTCGGAATCAATCCGTTGAAATGCGCACGCATGACCACACCTTTCAGCCACATACACTTCTCCCATATCGTTCCATTACGTAGTCCAGCCTCTGTTGAGAGGTAAGCGGCAAACTCCTTAATGAAGTCGGGGGTAATCTCCAACATGGACATATCTGTCCGTCTGTAAAAAGACTTTATGAAAGCTGCCACATGGTTTCTTGCCACCACCCGTGAACGGTAGGTTGCTATTGTCCTGTCTTTGCCCACACGTTTCTTAAACACCTCGTTTTCACGGTCAAATGCTTTGAGCAATGTTTCATACTCGCTGCCGATTCCCTGATAGGCGTTACGTACCATTTCCGCAGTTACGAATGCTTCGCGGTCGGAAATACGTTGGTAGTGCTTAATGATTTGCGCCTTGATGTTGTCAAGGGCATGGTTGATGTCCCGTGCCTCCACACTTTTGCCTTTCGCCTTGTTGCCCTTCACGTCCCAAAGGTCTTTCGGGATGCTCCGTTTACAACTGAACTGCGCTACAGTCCCGTTGATTGTCACTCGTCCCATGATGGGGACAATACCGTTTTTCCCCTTGCTGCCGTTCACGTAGAACAGCACTTTGAATGTGCTTCTTACCATACTCGCTGTTTTTGTCTGCAAAGTTATTACTCAACGAGTTAGACCATGTAAGTCAATCGAAGCCATACGGAGACACATTCAATGCCATGTGTTAAAATCACATTTCAGCGGGTAATGATTTGGAGACCGTTCTTCTTCAATATTCCGCTTTTCTTTGCGTTACCCCATTTTTGCCATTAGCACCGTTTGGCGTTATAAACGCTTTTATACTAAGCTATTCAGCGCATTTTCGCCCTTTTCTCACTGCAATTCCAAAGATTTATTATAACTCTGATATAGCTTAAATTCCAGAGAAATCTTACATAGGTAGTTACCTACCTGTGGATTCTCCCTCTTTTATCTTTTCAATTTTGCGCCATAATCAAAAAGCGTAAAAGAATGGAAATAATTACTCTGGATCATCAGGTATATCAAGATTTGGTGACTCGAATTAATCGGATTTCCGATTATGTATTCAAAAAAGCAGCAGTGCCTACAGCAGAGCCTGAAATATGGCTGACAAGTGAGGAACTGGCTGAACTTCTTAAAATTAGTACGAGAACTCTTCAGCGTATGAGGAAAGAACGAACCATCCCTTATTGTATGATACGGAGTAAATGCCTGTATCGTTTTTCCGATGTGGAAAAATGTATTGCACAACGTATTGTCAGCTGTAATCCGCAGACGCTGGATGAGTTTAGAGAAAGTTATAGAACTACTCACGAATCTACTTCCCGATGAATACTCCACTAGATACAACCACTTTTGAAAATTGGATGCGCCAAATTATGGAACGCTTCGACCGGAACGAACAGCTTATCGCCTCCCTTACGAGCAAGGAACTCAGGGAGGTGAAATACCTCGACGGGGAACAGCTGCTCGACAATCAGGACTTATGCGAGTTGCTCAACACGAGCAAACGCTCCATCCAGCGTTACCGCAGTTCGGGGACACTGAAATACCAGATGCTTTGGCACAAGGTGTATTACAAGGAATCGGACGTGCAGGAGTTCCTGAAAACCCATTTCAAAGAGTTTGAAGGGAAAAACATGGCGAAAAGGGAAAAGGCATGACGCCACAAACTTCCAGACGGAAGCCACAAGCTGCCACACGGTTCTTCCCCCATTGCGGGACGGTTGATAGCCGCTACTTTCGTGGGCGAAACAATTTCATTTTTAATTTAAAGCAATAAAGTATGGAACAAAAAAAGAATCAAAAGGAC